CCGCTACATCTAAAGGAGTACCAGATGTCAATTTAACACCTCTTGTAGCTCTTTGTACTAAATTCCTAGATCGTTTTTGTTCGCCTCTTAAATTTAACATTGTTTTGGAATAAGCACCTTGTTTCCTGATTTGAGCAACACCTCGATAAAATTCTTTAGTCTTTAATTTTTTGGTAATTTTTCCAGCTAATGCATTTTCAGCAGTTTGCATTAATGTCTCATTAGCTGATGCAATCCCTAATTCTCTTTTTTGATGCGCTCCATACATAGAAGTCAAAAAAGAAAATATACTTAAACCTGCCATCATATAACTCATATTACCCCAGATTTACTTCGTATTGTGATGCAATGTATAAAAACGTGAATGGGAATGGAGATACAACTTGAAACGCCATTCCTTCTGATTCAAAGGATCTTGCTATTGGAGCCATTTCTTTATTGCCACTAAATAAAGGAACTTTCTGACCATATAAATCTGCATTTGGATTACGAAACACGACTTCTTCAAAGTCTTGTCCTTCCATAGCAAATTTTAATCCCAGACTATTTAGCATTTTGACATTAATTTTAATCATCCGTTTATTTCCTATAACGAATGATCCACCTCCATCACCTTGAGTCATTGGAAGGGTGACTAACTCGGAGGTATAAGGAAAGCCAGCTACTAGAGTATTCACTTCAGACCCTAGCGTAATTTGATTGGACGAAACCGCCCGATCAGGTTGTAATGCACCATCTCCGAGTACAGAAATAGTCTCCCCTTCCAAATGATTGTATCCAGATGCCGTTGTAAATTTTGAAGAATTATATGTTTTACGAGCAGAATCTACAAAGTTGGCATCCTCTTGATTAATTTCTTGTGCATCGTGATAACGAGTCATGTACTCAATATGTCTGACATCACTACCACCTATTTTCCTTTTAACAATCATCCATGTTTGTGATCTATTATCTTCTGGAATTGTAATAATAGATTCTACTTTAGCATGATTGCCATATGTTGCATCAGTATGTGATCCACCAATAGTATGAGTACTCCAAGCAAACATATTTAATGATGCTTCATGAGTAAGTGCGATCAATTTACCATTTCCAAGTCTTCCCCAAACGACTGAAAAGGGCTGTTCTTGGTAGGTCAATTCTTTTACACCAGTATAAGTAATATCTTCTGATCGAAGAGTAAGATCCATTGCTCCATACTCTTCTTTCTGGTCTCCTTTAAGATTTATTTCCCTTATCTTGCGTTCATTTTGCTGTACATAAAGCATCTTTTCACCAATTTGAATAGCATCGGCTTGTCCTGCTGGATACGCAGAATCTTTACGAACAGTAAAATTGTAGGGAGTTAAAGTGAGGTCGTTTTCAGAACCATAGATTGTAAATACACCACCAGTTGTCCCTAATGCGAGTTTGGTTCCTTCAGACAACCATTGGATTTTATCTACTGTATCTGAATCAATCGTAAAGGTTAGTGCATTATCGTCTAATATTTGTTCTCCAAGAATTACTGCACCAGTTGGGTCCACATTCCCTGTGGAAGATCCTAAAAGTTCAGACGAAGCAAAATTGAAAAAATCTCCTGTTTTAGAGAACCATATCGTTGACGGATATTTATTACTCCCAGCAAAAGCCAATCTTTGTTGATACAAAGATACATCTCTAGGATAACCATTAGTGCTATTAAATACACCTCTTTGCCATTCAATAGTGTCAGAATAATCTAAAACACAATCTTCTTGTAAAGTCCCATATGCAGTAGATGTTGTTAAAACTTCAGTAATTTTTATAGAAGCCCATCTAATTCCTTTTATTTTTTCACGATCTGTACCAGCTAATACGTTTATTCTATAAATAACATCTAAATCTGGAGAATTTACTCCTGTTGTAAAAGCAGTATGAGTTGTTGCTCCTGAAGGTTGTGCTGATGTAATTAAAACTTTTTGCCTGTCTTTTTTAAGAATCATTTTGACTACATTCAACTTACCAGTCCATTTGGTTTTCGTAGAATTCCCTACCATTAATTTAAATGGTATTGGAGTACCACCAGATGTTGTTGAAATTTGGAATGTAGTCGCAGTAGGATTTACCACATAATAAATAGTGCTGTTATTTCGTGCTGTAGCAGTACCATTATCACTAGAGTCAAAATAACTAAAAGCCGTACCACTATCATCTGTTACTAAATTGCCTGCACCACCACTATTTCCTAAACCATCTTTATGGAAATAAACTTTCATCCCTGCTTGTAAACCATGAGATGAATTTACAAATGCATCTAAAGCAGTATCAACCGCAACCCCTCCAATTTCTACTAAATCAAATGGTTCATACCATTTAACTGATGCAGTTGCACTTCCAGTTAAATTAACAGTTTGTCCATTTTCTGATGTTGAAACTTTAAAAGTGTCTGTTGTTTTATCTTTTACATAATAAATGGTATTTGTCGATGTTCCACCAACTAAAGCTGAACCTTCAAATTCAATTCTATCATTATTATTTAAACCATGACCTGCTGAAGTCATAACATCGGTAGAAGTATTGTAACTTGTTATAGATCCTTGTCTTCGTTCTAATCTTAAATATTTATTGTCATCTTTATTCATTACATCATACGGACCATCTATAAAATCTATATTGGATATTGTCCAATATGATCCATCTTCTGCTCTTGAGTTAAAACCAGTTTCAGTTGATGTAGGAACAGTACGTTCTATTTTTTTAGGAGGATGATCTGGATGGGCTAGAAATATAACATCCGCACTTTGTATATATTTAATGTCAGCAATTTCAGAAGCAGTATACCCTGTGCTACTTATTACAAACTGTGTGTTAATATTAGATTGAAGTCCTAGAATACCATTGTTGTAGAACAATTTTATGTTGTCAGCATAAAACTCTAGAATGTAACTTTGCCCTTGTCCGTAATAGAAAGGGACTAATTTGGATTGGTAAGATGTATTGGTAGAGGCGTTTTGAACATAATATGTTCCTGGCCTTCTAGTTGCAGATCCTTGAGGTAGGACTAGGAAGTTTTCTAATTCTTTAACAGATGCTTTATAGGATGGTATATCTATCTGCCCATGTAATCTGGGCGATATTCTACCTTCGGAAAAGGAACTTTGTATATTCTGTACAGTTCCCATTTAATATCACGCTTTGCCCCAAGAGTAAGTAGTCCCATATGCTGTTCCATCACTAGGCCAGTCAACAGGACGATAATCTGTTCTATAGTCTCCTAATCTAGCATCAAGCCAAGTATTTATTTCTATTCGTTCTACTGAACCACCTTCTTGTGCATCAAGGCTTCTAGCTTCTTGAAGGGATACAGCATACTTTTTGTACATTTCATCTTTAAGAGAAGTCTTACCAGTTAAAGGTTCAGCTAATTCCCAAGCTATCCTTAAACCAATAACACTACGCAAGATAGAATCTAAAGTTGTCATATCTAAAACCCTTGCCTGCCACTTTACATTAATAGTGTTGGCATCGGTTAAGATACTTCTACCTTCAATTCTATAAGGTGTCGTATGGTCTTGTAATCCTAATACTCGGATGCAATTTTCCGCATTACCATCCGCACCCACATTCGTTGGAAAAGGGAACGAATATTTGAAACCCCAATTTGGAGTTGCCTCAACAGCCGAAAGAACAGTCCTACGCACAGTGACGTTCCAAGGGTGAGAACGAAAAACAGTATCCCGAATATCGTCAAACCGACTATTAATGAGCCTTGCACGTTCATTATTATCCGTTGTGACATCGGAGACCGTAGCCTCGCCCAAATTGGTAAGGGCAATGTTAGCGATCTCCGTGATTCCAGAACCAGTTGCCATTATCAGTCAACAGTAAATTGGACATTAACCATAATAGTTTTACCTGAAGCTCCAGCAGTATTGCCTTTAGCTCCAAGCCAATATTCTGTCAACTTGTTAGCCGTAGTGTGACCAGCATCTTCGTAAACAAATTGCCCCATCTTTTCGATACCCCTTGTGGTGTATGCGATGTCGAGAGGTGCAGATGTTCTACCTGAAGCAAGTGTCAATCCATCAGCATAACAATCAATGTCTACTGCGGTTGCAGAAACATCGGATACCAAGCCAAAATCATAATCAGTTCCACCAGAACATACGTCATTGTGGAGCCAAATATGAACAATCCTCCATTCAGGATTTAATCTACAAAATACAAACGTATCGTTATTTGAACCTGTAGTTTCGGCAGTTGCTACGATGGAACGAAGTCTCGCACCATAGAGTCCAACTTTATTATATATAATTGGTACATTAGCTTCATTTGAAACTAAGGTACTTTGTACATTTGCCATATTTTAGCCTTCTGGGGGGGCATTTCCTTCCTCCCCCATTAGAGTGTTAATTACCCTGCTTGATTGCATTGAATTTCAACCATGCGCTTTTCGTCAAGACGAGTTGCGCCGATTGTCATCTTTGCATAAGCATAAAGAGAAAACCGCTTATCGGCTCTTTCTTCGATTCGTGCATTAATGTCATTCCAAATGCAAAGCCCTAAAGCATTTCTTTGGAAAACAAGAACACGGTCACAAGTAACTGTACCTTGTCCAGTTACACTTGCAGTCGGTACAAGCTCTGTCTGGATAAAGTTAAAGCCCATATAATGATGAACTTGTCCTTCAACCAATGCTCTTACCGCATTATAATCAATGCTGTTTACTTCAGTAGAAGCCAACAGATTTTCAATTTGCCTATGAGTACATACGCAATATACATCAGAAATCCCGCCCTCATTATAATTGAGAACTTCATTCTTCATTAACATACCTCTAGCTTCTATTAATTTAGCTACAGATAATCCGGTATCGGCCGCGTTTGCTCCAGTATGTTTTGTAGAGTTTACAGCAACAACGCTAACATCTGACCCTACATTACTGTCTGAACTATCCCACTCTGCCGATGTTGATCCATCTTTTCCAAGATAGGCTGTTCCATAGGCCGCCGTTAGGATTTCCTCGTCAATTGCTCTTCCGAGTGCCATTCCTCCAGTAGTTACATATGCACTTGCTGGATCTGCAATGATAACCCGAAGCATATCAAAGGAATCGACCATATCTCCCCAATCGTAATCGGTTGGAGTGACACGCCTACGTTCATGTGGTGTCTCAATTAAAGGAGAATCCGCATGTCTGCTAGTGACTTTTTGTGCATTGGTCTTGCCGATTTTGTCCATGAAGTATTCTTCACCAACTTTACCAGCTTCCAACTGCACGGCATTACGCAAGCGAGAACCTTGTTGCTGTGCTACCAGCCCAAGATTATCACTAAACTGTTTGACCATACTGGTCGTGATCTGATTAGACATAATACGCCATACAATAGAGTTTGGTGAATCTACCCTATGGAGTTGTCCTATTCAGGATTCCAGCCTAGTCACTTGCAGGGGTCCAAGGATTGTCCCTGCGGATCTAGTGGGATACCGATTCTAATTTATGCAGATTTGTCGTACAACTTCTGCATGGTTTTAACAGCCTCCCGATGATTCGGATGTGAAGCTGTCATGTAAGCTCGTTTAAATTCAGGATCAGATAACTTTGCAGTAATCGTTTCCTGAGCCTCTTGGGGAGATAAACCAGATCCCCTTGGTTCGCCAGTTAGAACGGGACCTCCTTCTGAGAAAGCTTCTCCGATCCGTGCCAGCATCTTAATCATGTGCGGATTATTGCCGACTCCAGTTTCTTCTATGTAATCCAGAGTTTCACTATCCGCAAACCGATTAAAAACTCTTTGAGCAAGATTCAGGTTTTTATTGAATTCTGGACCCCAATCTTTTTGTAAAGCTTTAAGTCCATTAACTTCTTCCTGCTCTCTTTGCTCTTCATAAGCCTGTTCAGAATTTATAATATTATTTTGTACTGTGTCAAGTATTATTTCTGCCTGTGCTTGATTTAATCCTGCCCTATGTGCCATTTCTTTGTAGTTGGTTAAATCACCACCTTCATGCTCATAGTTATCAAAATTATATCCATCAGGACTTACTGGCCTACCTAAAGCATTATAAGTTTCATCCCATGATGCTTCATCATTAGGCATTTTTAACACTTGTTCGGGAGGAACACCCATTTTTTTAACTGCATGTACATAACTTTTGGCAAGTTTATCTACAGAGTCAAAGTTCCTTAATGAAGGTTCTCGGTCCAAACCATCGGG